GTGGATTGGATAGGCGTAGAAGGCGCTAGAAGGCACCTAGAAGGCGCGATCTGTTTTAGGTAGTACGTTTGCATGGGTTAGGTTTAGAACGGCTTAGAAACGATTTTAGGGGGCTTTCGTGTTAGGCGAGCGCAGAAACAAAAAACCCGCCTATTTGGCGGGTTCTCTTTTGACTGAGTGTATCGTTGTTACTGGTAGGCGCTTAAGCCGGGATAGAATCGTTTTAAGCGTGTTAGGTGAACGCGCTACCAGGGTCCCAATGTCTGTTTTTATCGTGTATTGATACTGATTCATTAGTAGAAATCCACTACAAGCTTTTGGCCCTTGCGCATTATGTAAAGCGTTCCGACGTTCGACCAACAAGCGCAATAGACGCGCCTCCAATAGTTGCCTACACGTACCATGTAGCGTGTCGGTATCTTGGCGCCATATCCGCTCGCGCTATTGTGTCGTGGCGCGTCTGTCTCTTTAAAGTTATGCGCACCCAATGTGATAGGGATAATGCTGCCTTCTGGACGATTAGACTTAATTACCATTTCAGAATATTTCATTGTGTTAGTCCTCTTTCTTTCCAAGGATTCGAGCGCAATCCAATAGATTGCAGCGCGCCGCGCTCGCGTAGTGCGATCGCTATTAGTTTTAGGTGTGTATTAGATTGCCATTTACCCGGTACTTTCAGGTTAACGGCTAGCCAGGTAGTAGGCATTGTTCGACACAATGCCAGGTAGTTTTGTTTTTTCATTGTGTTAAAACTCCTGCACTAGAAAATTGCCATTATCTAATTCGATACACGTTGAACGGTTTCTAAGCGCTTCTACAATTTCGCCCATTAGTTCGTCCCGCTCTTCAACGTTCGAACTAACTAGATCATGAAAGTTATTGATTAAGTCTTGTTCGCCGTATTCCGAGAACTCGCAACGGATAGCTACTCGATCGAATTCTATATCCTCGCCAATATCCTCTGATAAATCCTCGTAGTATTCCGCCAATACGTGCGCGGCTTCAGTAGTCCAGTGTGCGTAGTCATCACATAGTAAGATTTGCGCGGCTTCGTTAGTTGATAGTGTCTGTTTTAGCATTGTGTTAGTCCCCTAAAATATTCGTGATGATTAGTAGAACAGCTCCGGTTGCAGCATATGCGAGCGGGATGCCGGTAGATTGAACGGCTAGAAACGATTGGATGCCGGTAGCCGCGCCAAGCGCGACTAGGCTAAAACCGATTGTGTTGGATATGATTTTGGTCATTTGATCGGCCCTTTATAAAGTGACAACAACGGCACCAACAACGGCACCAACAACGGCGATGCCAATAAGACTGGCAACAACGGCGAAAACAGTGTTTAAGATTGTTTCAAACATGATTCGATTCCTTATTTTTCGGCTTTAAGTAGCAGCTCGATACGGATAGCCGCGTCATCAATACGCGCCATAAGTTTTGCGTGATCGCGATCAAATCCACGTAAACCGCGGCGGATTGTGTCTAGATCACGTTTGCCGCTATTGATGAGATCGCGCGCTTGGTTGATTTTGGTCTGTGCATTTTTCATCTTGGTAATCCCTTGTTTGTTCAAAGTACAATCAAAGAATATATCAAATGTTAAATGCTGTAAAGGACTAGATGTTAATTAGTCAGGGATATTTTCGGGATTGTTTTGATACTGCTTAAGACCGGCAAGCGATCGCCGCCGTCCTTCTTTAGTTTTGGGGCCGGTAGATTTGCCGCCGTGGTTTTTACATTTATTAGTGCCGTTAATCGCGCGCCCCTGGCATTGCTTGCCATCGCGTGTTTTGGCATTGCATTGCTTGAATTCGTTTTTTAGCCAGGTATCTAGGTCCAGCTCAGATTGTTCAAACCTGGCTAGGTCGGATTTGCTTAGATAGTTGCGGATTGCTTGGGGTAGTGTCTGGCCAGCTAATCGCATATAGAGCCACCTTTTACAGTCTACGCGCGGGTGTCATGGGGTACGGTTAAACATTATAGCCTTGCACCCTCGGTTTTGCTCGCTTTACTGGTGAACTAGCACAATAACGACAAACACCAGGTTACAAGCGTGTAAGCTATTGATTTGTATAGCGGTTGCGCATAATAGCTATTATGGTAAATTTGCACTCAGTACAGATGACCTAGCAAGAAAGTCTTGTACAATCAATGGGTTACGCGTTAAACCTTAAGCTTTTCGCGAATCGAGATCGACCCCCGGGGGACCCCCAACCGCGTCGCGTAAGTTTGCGGGGGAGGTAGCTCACCAACTACAAAAAATTTTTAAAAAATTAATTGACATTTTATCTGTATTTAACATTTAATCCTACACATGAACACACAACAGCTTAAAACCTTATTCGCCTACAACCCTACCGATGGCAGCCTAATCCACCGACTCCCGACTAAGGGGCGCGGTGCCAAGAAGCCAGGTGATACCGCTGGGACGCTTCAGCCTAACGGGTATTTGCAGGTCATGGTCAACCGTAACCGGTATTACGTACACCGGTTAATCTGGCAGTATCACTATGGCACGACCCCAGAGACCATCGAGCATATTAATGGGGACCGTTCGGATAACCGCATAGAAAATCTACGCGAAGCCACCCGAGCGCAAGTGGCACAAGCCCGACCGTCTAAGAATGTCTACTGGACGCCCCAAGGTTACGCGGTACGCTTTATCCGTAACGGTGAACGCGTAGATTTGGGCAAGTACCCCACGAAAGAGGAGGCCGCCCAGGTGGCGCAGGAGTATCGCAATGCACATTAGGACGCAGACACGCTACCAGAACGTCTTTAATGATTTTCTTGAAGCGGTAGCGGCAGCCGAGCCACCGCATAAGGTTCTTAAGGACCTCAAAGTAGGCACCAACTACCTGGCATGGGTCAGCGCGGACGAGACACGTAAAGGCTTGTTCTATGAAGCGCAGCAGGTGGCCACGGAGCATTTGGCTTCTCAAATCTTAGAACTCACGCAGAACCCGCCAGCGCCGGAAGATCAGTACTTCATAGCCAACAAGATTAAAGCCCTACAGTATTTGATGGGCTGCTGGTCGAGACAGCGGTACGGCGACATCAAGCAGGTGGAGATCACCAACACGGTGGACATATCGGGGGCTATGACAGCCGCGCAAGAGAGATTAGCCAGTATGCGTACCCTAGCGTTGGAGGACAGCAGCGATGATTGACCAAGCACGACTCAAGGAGCTATTGGACTATGACTTAGAGACCGGCGCGCTCCGATGGAAGTCAGACGCTAAACACAGGTTCGCGGGCCGTATGGCGGGGTACGAGTTTAAAACCCCCCGCGCTAAGACGGCTTACCTGAGGGTTAGGGTGGGCGGCGAACTTCATTTAGCGCATCGACTAGTTTGGCTATGGGCGAACGGCAGTATGCCACCGGCTGACATAGACCACATAAATGGAGATGGGCGAGACAATCGACTATCGAACCTCAGGGCAGTGTCCCGCACCGAGAATTTGCGGAATATGCCGAGGTACAAGACGAATACAAGCGGGCTGCCGGGGGTTCACTGGAACGATAAGAAGCAGCGGTGGGTAGCTCAAATTAACAAGCGGGCCAAACGCACCCAACTATGCGCATCTACGGACTTCTTTGAAGCCGTATGTGCCCGCAAGTCCGCTGAACTCAGACTAGGATACCACGCTAACCATGGCCGCTAACAAGAAACCCACAGCGTCGAATAAAGAACAGGCGCTGATGACCGACATCTTCAGTTTCAAGTACGACCCTCTTGGATATGTGTTGTACAGCTTCCCGTGGGGGGTGCGCAACACGCCTCTCGCCAAGTTCCCCGCCCCACGTAAGTGGCAGGTGGAAGAGTTTGAGCGCATCCGCTTACACATCGAAGAGAACAACCGGCTGATCGCAGAGGGTAAGACACCCAAGGTGTACTACTTAGCTATCTCTAGTGGCCGCGGCATAGGGAAGTCTGCGTTTTTGGCGATGTTGTCTCTTTGGTTTATGAGTTGCTGGGTCGGGGGCACTAACGTGGTTACGGCTAATACCGAGACGCAGCTCAGATCACGTACCATGTCCGAGCTGTCCAAGTGGGCGACTATGGCGATTAACGCGCACTGGTTCAACAAGACGGCGATGACGCTCAGGCCGAATCAGTGGTTGGTGGATATTCTAAACAGTCAGCTATCCCTCGACTGCCAATATTTTTATACAGAGGCCCAACCTTGGTCTAGTGAGAACCCAGACGCCTTCGCGGGTATCCACTCTCAGATTGCTACCATGGTGTGTTTTGATGAAGCCTCCGGTATTGAAGAAGCAATATGGAACGTAACTGAGGGCTTCTTTACCGACTTGGCGGAGTTTCGTATTTGGGTAGCTATCTCCAACCCCCGCCGTAACACGGGCAGCTTCTTTGAGTGCTTCCACAAGAATTCGGATAGGTGGTTCGGCAAGTTCATAGACTCCCGCACAATTGAGGGTGTGGATAGCGCGGTGTTCGACCGAATTGTTGAGCAGTACGGCCCGGACCATGACGTAACAAGGGTAGAAGTCCTCGGTAGGTTCCCGCGCACGGGGTCTAACCAGTTTATAAGCCGCGAGGTCGCGCAGGACGCCGCTACGAGGCAGATTGAGGATGACAGAGGCGCGCCACTACTTATGGGGGTTGATGTGGCGCGCTTCGGGGATGATGAGAGTGTTAT